GTTGAATAAAAAGCAGGTGGAAAGAAGCGAAACCTGGCCTGGTCCAATGCCAGTTGCCAGGTCTCTTGATGAAGTGCTGAAGATTATTGGTCTTGCAAACCCTGGTTTGTAGAGAAGTCATGCACCCACCTATCGCCATGAGTGTAAGTGATATCGCAACTTTCTTTCCTGTCACGGTGGGCTGCCCTGTGCCTGGTGATCCCCAACCAGTGGAAAGCCTTTTCACAGGTGTGGCAATAGCAGTTTTTTGCCCTGGTCACTTTCCGATTAGTGGTCATTCGACCACGTTCCCATTTGAGTCATAGCAAACCAGGTCAACGATATCGATCACGACTTTCATCTTCTCACCATCACGAAACCACCAACCGTTGACTACGTCCCTGGTGTGTTTTTCCCAGATCGGCACGTATGGCAGTCCGAGGTAAGAGTAGGTGTACCGTTGCCGGTTGATCGACACCTCAAACGCAATCAGTTGCTTGTGGAAGTCGATCAGTTGATCAGCTAACTCAATCGATGCGTCAACTACAGCCTGGGAGCAGTCGGGATCCTGCGAGATAATCTCTTCAGTCATCCGTACTTTGGTTTCAAATGATGGTGGCACGTACACCTCTTCGTGGTTGAAAAGCATGTGACACTCGCAGCACTCGGTGAAGTATCGGAGATCCGGTTCCTGACCGTGACCAGGTGCTGCCGGTGTGTGTTCGTGTTTACCTTCATGACCGCACTTGGTGCATTGGGCATCTATGAAATATGACATTCTATTCTCCAGTTGTTTAAAGAGGTGGTATGTATGAAGTATAGTTCCTTTTCAGCAGAATGCAACCCCTAATGTGAAAAAAGATTCCTGAACGATAATTTGCGATGCCCTGCACCAGGTAGTAAACTGGTTTCGTCAAATGACCAACGAGACGATTTTGACATTCGTGCGGGGTCAGTCGGTTTCCTTCCAGTTGTCCGTCTGACCCTGCATCTTAACTGGAGCACATTGTGGAACAAGGGCAACATGGAACAGTCATACCCATTGGGAAGATGCAAAATTGCAATATCCATGACCCACAGACAGTGTTGGAGCGAACAGCTAAACAGTTCGATGCTCTATCCACACTGACCGAGGATGAACTACAGGCTATCTGCCATGCGGTAGGTGACACCGGAATCCCTCACGCTGTAAATCGGCTTCACGCACACTGGACTCGGATTCTCATTCAGAGACTCCAGGACGATGTACTGTGAACAAAGCAGATGTCATCCTGGCTGAACGCAAGGTCAAGGCACAACGCAAGATCGCACTGGATCGCATGATCAAGAACAACGAAGTACCACTGGACATATGCCACCAGGCACTGAGACAGATGTTCCACAGACGGACACTGACACTCGCAGTCCACTACTCACTTGCTGCACACCAGGATTACCGGTCATGAGCAACGGATACCCATCACCACCTGCTTCCAGATGGTCCAAGAGACGAATGGACATCACTCCAGAAGAGTACGCTGATAGGTTCAAGAAGATATTCCCAGATGAGAAGGACGAAGTTAAAAGCACGAATAAAAGTTCCGGTGTTAAGAGGGGTAAAGAATGAACTCAAATACACGAACAAATCTTCGTATGTTCTTATGTAAATCATGAGTAACGTCAATCACAAGAGTGCAAAAGAAAGAATTGCCGAAAGAATCAAGACCGGTCAGATCATGGGCAGACTCCAGGACTTCTTTATGGGGCTGTCTGAGAAGATGGATTGCCCTCACTGTAAGGAAGAGATTGTACCGAAGGTGAAGTTGTCGGCAGTTCAAGCCAGGGTAGGTATTGCGCTTCTCGGTAAGACACTCCCCGACCTCAAGGCAGTCGAGAAGACCATCATCGAGAAGACCAAGAAAACCAAAGCAGACATATCTAACCAACTGCTGTCCCAGGGGTTCACTGAGAAGCAAGTAGAGGAACTGTGGCAGAAGGCAGCAAAACAGACTCATCACTGATCGATGCTGTCCTGGAACTGGCAGAGACTCGGCTTGATGTCATAGAACACGCAAGGGACAACCGCAGGTCGTTTCCACCTGAGTGGTACGATTGGCAGAGAGAAGGGTTCGACTCTCATGACTCGCACATAATGACGATGGCAGGTAACCAGACCGGCAAGACCTGGTCCGAGGGTTACCACTTCGCATGTGACATCACCGGTGACTACCCAGACGATTGGAAGGGATTCAAGTTCGACCACCAACTTGATACCACTGTCCTGGGCGTAGACAACACCCAACTCATAGACGTTACCCAGAAGGCACTGTTCGGTGACCTGGATCCAGTTACACGCAAGTTCTCTGGTGGATGGGTTCACCCTGATGAGATCGATCACGTTGACCCATCACAACAGAAGGGATTGGCACGTAAGGTGTACGTCAAGTCCAGGTTCGGAACATCTGCTGTTGCACTCAGGGCATACACCCAGGCCAAGACCGGTCAATCAACCCTGTCGTTTGCCGGCACCATTAAAGATTTGATATGGGCAGATGAGTGTCCACCAGATGAAATGGTTGGGCAGTTATACATGCGTACCATGAACGGCAACCGAGGCAAGGGTGGCAGGATCCGGTTCACGATGACACCGGAGTTGGGGCAGACAGACCTGGTCACCTCATTCATGGAAGACCTGCAACCAGGGCAGTTGCTGATCGGACCCATCGATTGGGATGACTGTACACACCTGACACCGGAGAAACAGGCACTGATACTGTCCGGTATCCCAGAGCATGAGCACGATATGCGGAAGAGTGGCAAACCATTCTTTGGCAGTGGTCTTGTCTATCCGATTGCCGAGAACAGAATCAGATGTGATCCATTCGACATTTCACCTTACACCTGGTGGACTGTCATCCGAGCAATTGACCTGGGTATCTCAACCAATGCCTCGGTGTGGCTTGCCTACGATCCAGAGCAGGACATCGTGTACGTGGTGAGGGCAGAGGCAGAGAAGGGGCAGGTGATCTCTGAACATGCCCTGGCAACCAACAAGATGTGGTCTCACGCTCCATGCGTGTTCCCTCATGACATCGAGAACCGTGAGAAGAACTCTGGGAAGACTGCCAGGATCCTGTACGGTGAATCAGGACTCAAGCATGGTGTGGACTTCAAGAACGTAGATGGCAGTATCCACGTTGAACCAGGTGTCATGCTGATCTATGAGCGCATGAAGGCAGGTCGATTTAAGGTGTTCAGTGATGCCACCGCATTCTGGAGGGAGTTCAGGATGTACCACCGCAAGGATGGCAAGATTGTGAAGAAGAACGACCACGTAATGGATGCGATGCGACAAGGGTGTATAATGATTCCCCGATACGGTAAGCAAATTATTCCCAGAGTTCGCATACGCAAAGTGAACAAGGCAATGGCATGAAACTTCAAGACATATCGGACAAGTGGCATTCATACAGCAAACTCACCAGGTGGAAGGCAATTGCTGCCGTTCTGGTCGTTGTGCTGTTCGTAGTAATCGTAAAGATCAACGGAGGCTAACATGCCATATGATCCCTGGATTGATGGTAATCACGGACTCGGAATTGACGGTAAGCATTAGGAGAACGTAATGGTAAAGAAAGTCGCAAAGAAGAAGGTAACGAAGAAGGTTGCCAAGAAGACCGCAGTCAAACGAATGGATCCCGCAAAGATGCACAAGCTATCTGATCGAGATCCAGACCGACCAAACTACTCGCGTGGTGGTAAGTGGTTGGGACCGGCAAAAACCTAAAGGGGCAAGTCATGGATGGTGCATTGATCGTCAGCAGGTTCGACCAGAATGAATCTGACCGCAAGACACTGGATGGAACACTTCAGTTGGTTGAACGATTTGTCATGCCATACCGAGATGACTTCTACAGTGACCTGAACACCGAGTCAGAGGTCAACTGGCGTAGACGTTCAATCTTTGACGGTACGGCAGTGAATGACTGCGAACAACTATCCAATGCCATTTCATCAAACGTGGCACCTGCTGCCATGAAGTGGTTCAACCTGACCTTCAGGGACGATGCAGTCAATGAAGACCAGGCAGCAAGAGAGTGGCTCGATGAGTGTGAGCGCATACTCTGGAAGACACTGCTTGAATCTGACTTCCATGCGGAGTTCAACAAGTCCACCCTGGACATCTGTGGGTTCGGTACCAATACCCTGCTGATGGAGGAAGAGGATGACATGGAGTGGAAGGGCATTGACTTCACTGCCACACCACTGATGGATGCCTACTACGAATTAGATTCAAGTGACAAGATTTCCAGGTCTTACTACCGCAAGAGGTGGACATCACTCCAGGCAATGGACAAGTTACCTGATGCTAACCTGAGTGATCTGACCAAAGATGATCCGATTGAGATGAAGAAAGATTACATCCTGTGCATCTACTATCGTGATGACCACGAGAAGATCGACACCAGCAAACCATTGGCACCTGAACGGAGACCGGTTGGTTACAAGTGGGTGTGCAGAACGTCAGGCACTGTGCTGAAGGAAGGTGGTTACTACTTCATGCCGGCAATGCGTAACATCTGGAAGGCAACAGCAGGTAGCAAGTACGGACACTCACCGGCAATGATCGCACTGTCGGACATCATGCAGTTGAATGAGTTTGTCGCACAGTTGTCCGAGGCATCAGCTAAGGCACTGGATCCAGCACTGTGGACTACTGAACGTGGGTTCATTGGTGATGTCGACCTGGCAGCAGGTGGTGTTACCGATGTAACGGACAAGGATGAGTTTGGTCTGATGCCTGAAGGATCCAACTTCGCAGCAGCAAACGTGGAGTTGAGCAGACTCCAGGAAGGCATCCACAGACACTTCAAGATCGACATGCTTGATCTCAAAGAGTCACCGGCAATGACTGCCACCGAGGTGATGGAGAGAAGGGATCGGCAACGTGAACAGTTCGGACCCACAGTTGGTGGTATCGAGGGATCCATCCTGGAGCACGTGGTCGAGAACACGTTCTTCTCACTTGCAAGACATGCTCAGTTCCCTGAAGCACCGGACAGTGTTGGTGATGCTGAACTCGACATCGAGTACACCGGCAAGCTATCCAGGTTGATGCGGTCTGCTGAAGCAGATGCCACATCTGTGTGGGTCCAGGAAGGCATGGGCATGGCACAGATGATCCCAGACGTTCTTGACAACTATGACTTCGATGCAATCGTTACCGGTACCGGTGAGGCGCGAGGCATTCCCGCCAAGTACCGCAGAGATGCGGATAGCATTGAAGAGATACGCACTGCCAGGGCAGAGGCGCAGCAGAAACAAGCAGAGGCAGAGCAAGCCAAACTTGCCGGTGGTGCAGTCAAAGACATGGCAGCAGGTGCAAAAGACATGCAAGGGTTAGACATGGAGAACGCAACAGGAGAGGGTAGTGTTCAGTAGAGACCAGAACGTATTAAGTACAGATTTTGATCCAAAGAAGCAGGATAAGTTACGAGAGAAGGTGTCGAAGAACAACCTGCTGTTCTACAGATGTTTCTCAACCCCAGATGGTCAGAAGGTGTTAGCAATCCTCGATCAGATGACTGCGGGTAAGATCATCGACACAAACGTACACACATCAATTGCGAATGCTGCCAGGAGAGACCTGGTGGATACCATACGCATGTCGTGCAACAGAGGCTTACAGGAGTTAAGCAAATGACAGATTTCACAGATTCGTTACCGGAAGACATGAGGGGTAATGAAAGTTTATCCAAGTTCGCAGATACCGGTGCATTGGCAACGTCCTACCTGGAACTTGAAAAGAGAATGGGCAACTCACTGCGGATCCACTCAGATGAGATGGATGACGAACAGAAGACCGAGGTGTTCGCCAAGATCCAGAAGCATTACCCGCAGGTTATGTTGATGCCTGACCCAGACAAACCCTGGGGTGAGCAACCAGACGAGTTCAAGTCACTGTTCGGGATCCCTGAAGACAAGACCGGTTACAAGCCACCGGCAGATTTCAAGGGACTGCCAGATGATGTTCTTGCCGGCATCACAGACCTGGCATCACAAGCAGGGTTGAACCGCAAGCAGTGGGAGACCGTTGCAACCTGGTTCGCCAATGGCAATGAAGTACAGCAGGGCAACCTGCTTGAGGCATCTGAGGCAAACGAAGGAAGGGTCAAGGCAGTGCTCGGATTGTCGTATGACGAATCCAACAAGGGTGTCGAGTTGATGGCAAAGCAGTTCCAGGATGAGACGCATCCTATTGACCTGGAGGATCCAATGACCCAGGCAGCACTCAACAATCCCGCAATCAAACTTATGCTGAACAACATACGGAAGAACGCACTGTCCGGTGAGGCAGCAAATGGACTTATCTTGAAAGAAGGTGAACCGTCAAAGACTCCAGGTGAACTCAGAGATGAGTGGCACGACATGGAGAGATCGGAAGAGAACAGACTCTACATGAATGGTGAGTTGCCGAAAGAGAGGCGAATTGCCCATCATGACAAGCGTATGAAGATGCGTGAGGCAATGAACAAAACGCACTAAGCACGAACATTTGTTCGCGTATTAGAGGTGTGGTAATATTGTTTTGCAAATGACACATCTGTGTGGCAGAGGATAATCGGGAGACCGACCCAATCCAAAGCAGACAGGGTCTGGTAATCCAGGCAACCCTTGAGGTCAATTAAATTGAATCACAAGGAGACATTCAGATGTCCAATGCAACAGTCCACCAAGATTATATTGACGAATTTCAATCGCATGTTCGTCAACTCGCGCAACAGAAGTTCTCTCGATTACGTCATACCGTAGACCAGGACTCGGCTCAGTCTGAGACAGGTCGATGGACTCGTTTGAGTTCTGGAGACTCTGCTGCCAAGACTCGTAAGATGGCAACCCCTGAGACCGCACGTGTTTGGTCTACCAGGTTCGCTATTGCCACCCCATTCAACGATGCGGAAATCACTGAGTTGGAAGATCCATCCATGACCATCTCTGACCCAAACAGTCAGATCGTACAGTCATTGGGTATGAGCATGGGACGCAGGTTCGATGATGTAATCATTGCTGCTGCCACTGCTGCTGCCAACTCTTCCAACCGGACTATCGCAACCGGTGATACCAACCCTACAACCGTAGCATTCACTGCCGGTCAGACTGTTGGTGACTACACTGGTTACATTAGCTTCGATGAGATCACTGCCATTCAGGAAAAGTTCTTTGAGAATGACATCGATGTCAGTGTTCCGAAGTACGCAGTAGTAGGTCCGAAACAGGTTCGCAAACTTATGCAGTTGACTGAACAAACCAGTTCAGACTACGTGCGGTCTTCGCTTGACGAGTTGTCGGCAACAGGCATCACGCAGAACTGGATGGGATTCACCTGGATCATGTCTACTCGTTTGCTTGCACCAGCAGGTAACCAGTTGGACTGCCTGTTCTATACCAACCAGGCTATGGGTCTGCATACACCGCAGGATGTGCATTCTGAATGCATGAAAGATCCCTCACTGTCGTATGCGTGGAGACCTTATTGCCAGATCACAACCGGTGCAGTACGCATCGAGGATGAGCACATAGTTCGCTTCAAAGCTAACGACACTGCTCTGTAAGGCAACGCAGTAAACAGGGGGGAGCAAACGCTCCCCCTTCTTACTTGAGGAACTGAGTAATGGGTATTTCGATCAAGGCAACAAGCAACGACCAAACCAAACCTGACTACGTCCAGGCAACAGAAGCATTCGGTGCTCTGGTTGTAGCAGCAGGTGAGTGCAAGGTGTGGGTAGGCAGTACACCGGTCAACAAACTCGACATCATTGAGGGTTTGAGAATCTGCCAGAACGAACTCCGAGAACAAGGATACCCAGACCCAGGCGCAGGTGACGAAGTTGTCGCACTGTTCACGCCAGGTTTGGGTAGTCAGTTGGTCACAGTCACCAACCAGACAGCACTACCAACATTCGCTGAAACCAATGTTGCCATCTTAATTGGCGCAGGGTTCGGTGGACCTGCATCATCAGGGACGTTTGATGGACACATCACAAGGTTGATCGAGAAGTACCTGGAAGACGTACTGAAGACTGCATGATATGTCGAATGTCAATGACCTGAAGTTATCGGCACTGGAGATACTGACCGGAGACACCGGTCATATCAACGATCTCACAGTGACCTGGTTACTAACGGCAGTTTTATCTACTGTTGGTAACAACATAAACGACCTTTGGAGGCAACTGTTCCTGGAGAACGGTGCCACCTCTGAAGACTTCGATACTGCTGCCTATGAGTTCCTGTCCTTTCTGGGATTCACTACCGGTGATCTCGACCAGAGATGGTACGACTACTGGTTGGGTGGTGGTGGTGGAGGTGCTGCTGCTCTAAGGGATCGGGACGGTGACGCAATCTATGACCGTGACGGAAACATCATTAACACCAGGACATAAACATGAAACGAATTATTGTATTTATGAGTGCGTACATCCTCTCGATGGGGATAGCGGTTGCTGCTGACATATTCAACCTGACAGACACCTGGAACGCAGGTGGTACGACCTTCGATGCCATCAAGATGGTGATCACAGACACTGCGAGTGCTGCTGACTCCAGGATGCTCAACATCACCACATCTACCGGTGGCGTATATCAGGTGAACAAGGATGGCACGTTGACCATGACCGGCACTCAATACATTGCAGAGCAAGCTGATGCTTCTGCTGATGTCGCAGGGTATGGTCAGATATGGGTCAATACTGCTGTTCCAAATGAACTCTGGTTTACCGATGATGCCGGTACAGACGTTCAGTTGGGCATACCGGCAACTGCACACACACCAGAAGGTACGGCAGTCTTGTCTACCGGTGAGGTTGGTGCGGTTAAGTTCCTGCGAGAGGATGGAGACAATACGAGTTCGTGGCAAGCAGTGCCGGCAGAGACATTTACATCAGTAGTCCAGGACACCACACCGGTACTCGGTGGCGAACTAAGCAATGGTGGATTCGACTACGTAATGACCGAGGTTGCTGACCACTCAAGTACACCTGGCGCAGGATTTGGTTATCTCTGGACTCAGAGCACTGCACCATCAACCCTGATGTTCACTGATGATGCCGGTACAGATTTCGACCTGACTGCTGGTGGTGGGTGGAATGTTGAGGACACAACCAACGGTAACTACGGTCATGGTCTGACTGCTCTTGATTCCATCACTGTGGGGGTGGGGATTAACAATATTGCAATTGGTGAAAACGCAGGAACGGCATTAACCACCGGTGATGATAATGTGTTTATTGGTGATAATGCTGGAAGTGCCGTTAGCACGCGAGTCAAAAACGTGGGCATTGGCACAAACGCATTGAGCGCAAATAACGACATTCTTGGTCAGAATGTAGCTATAGGTTACATGGCTCTTTCGACCAATGCTGGAGGCGGGCAAAATGTTGCCATAGGAGCGGAGGCGGGCGAAAACGTAAGCTCAAACGGTAATGTTTTTATAGGGTATCAGTCAGGTGATGCCGTAAGTACTGGTTCAGACAATACGCTAATAGGGTCTACCACCGACGTAGGGGCTACAAGTGACGATAACGCATTTGTTGGTAAGGGTTCTGGTGTGGGTGCCGGTGATGATAATGTAGGGCTGGGAGTGAACGCAGGTTCGGGGGCGGGTAGCAATAACACCAGCCTGGGCCATTGGGCAGCAAACTTCCTTGCGGGAGGAACGCATAACATAACAATAGGCAGCGGGGTCAGTCCAACATCCAACACAGGCGTTCATCAGTTGACAGTCGGAACGGCTATTGTTGGTTATATGAGCGCACTATCAGATGTTGACTACTCAGGAAACAACCTAACAATTTCCGGCCCTTCGGCTCTGGCAGCAGCAACAGTTAATCAGGATGGTGGTAATCTGGTCTTACAGGCTGGACAGAAAGCCACAGGTGGTGGTGTAAACGGACTCACACTGGTCAACGATACCGTCTATGGGATTATGTCCACTCAAGGTGGTGTAACCTCTCAGGATGACATTGGCACAACCCCTGAAATACTGGTGGCATGGAACACAGATGGAATTGCACATGGGTCTACGCCAAGTCACGCCAATGATTACATCACAGTCGATGTCGCTGGCATATATGAAGTCACAAGTGGCGTATCGTTCAGTGGTACAGGCAGTTCACTTGTTACGATGGAGTTTTATGTCTACGACGATAGTGGCACATCATGGGGCGCGTCAGGCTTTAAACTTGTCCGTAAACTTGGTACTGGTGGCGATGTTGGCAGAGGTGCACTTAGTGGATTAGTTACGCTTGATGTCAGTGATCGTGTTGCCATGTATGTCGCAACAGATGGCGCAACAGATGATGTGACAGTTGTCGAAGCAACTTTCCAAATAAAACGTATTTCAAACTAAGGAATTAATATGAAAACTTTATTTATCGCATTCCTGATCATCCTGCTTGGTGTTTCATTCAATGCCAATGCTGCAGTTAACACTGAAGCACAAAATGCAAAGGCAGTACTTGATGCCCTGGCAGATACTCTCGATACAACTGTGTCCGGTGCTGCTGGTTTACGTATTGTAGAGCGATTCACTGATACTGTTGGTGATGGTTCTCTGACCACTGAAGAGAAGGCAGCACAGTTTAATGACACTCTGGTTGCGATTATCCAATCAACCCTACGGTCACATGCAGAGCATGAGCAAAGACTTGCTAATGATGCTGCTGTCGAGGCTGCTGGTGATACTGCCTCGGCAGACCTTGAATGAGACTGCTGATCATCCTGCTGTTATGTTTCGTCCTGGCGGGATGTACGGACACACCTGAACGTGTTTCTGATCCAGTGAATGATCGGTCTGGGACAACCGCACAAGAACGAGATGAAGATGAGTTGGAAGGATAAGAAAACCACGTGGGGAGCAGTAGCAGCAACAGTTGTTGCTGCATGGCCCATGTACCTCTGGCTTGACGAGACCATATTCTTCTCCGAGGCACAGGGTTCTGAACTTATTGCTGCCATGAATGAACGTGAGGTGGATCGAGTAAGGAGACTGATCACACAAACAGAAACGCTCATCGTGGAAACGAAGTACCGGTCAGATATTCCTGACCAGGCTAAAGACGAACTGATCACCCTATACCGAGAAGAGGTGCGGATACTAAAGTTAAAAGAAACGTGCCTGAAAGAGGATAAACTAAACTGCTAGTGTCGCAAAAGGAACCCGCATGGGTATAGATAACAAACTGAGTGATGCTGAGATGATAAAGATTATTATGGACGAGATACGTCATGTCCGAGCGCGTCTTGATGACCACATCGATGATGAGAAGCAAAGCGTATCTGCTGTTCGTGATGTGACGAAGATCAGGGAAGAACTGCGTGGGCATAAGACTATGGTCGGTATGATCGCAAGCGGGATCGCAATCATATTTACCGGCATTGTTAACTGGTTTATGGGTGGAGTGGGCAGATGACTGAAAGAATTGACATATGCAATCTTGCCCTGGGTTGGATTGGAGCAAACACCATCACCGGATTGGAAGATGAGACTGATGAGGCAAGGCAGTGCCTGAACAACTACGCACTTGCCAGAGATGCCACCCTGGAAGCATACGATTGGTCGTTTGCCATGACCAGGTTCACACCGGCACTGTCCGGTTTCACACCTGATTGGGGTTTCTCATACCAGTTCTCGATACCAAGCAACATCATGCGGGTCGTATCGGTAGGTCCGAATAAAGAGATATTCTGGGAACACGAGCAGGACAAGTGGGTTGTCGAGTCAGGTTTCATCATGGCAGACAGTCCAGATATCTTTTGTCGTGGGATTCGCAGGGTCAATGACGAAGGCATCTACTCTGCCCTATTTGCACATGCCCTTGCTGCGAAACTCGGTACGCTTCTGGCACTAACCCTGACGCAGTCTCACACCATCATGGAGAAGATGGCAGGAATGTACGGAAGCATGGTCAGTGAAGCAAAGTCCAGAGATGGATTGCAGGGTAGATCGCGCAGGATTCGCAACAGGTCAATGAATAAGGCGCGGTACGGAAACTCAAATAATCTAACGAGTTGGTAACGCAATGCGTTCACAACAGGCATTCTTATCCTTTTCGTCAGGAGTTATGTCTCCGAGGTTAACGCTTCGTGCAGACAGCGAGAAGTACGCTCATGCACTCCAGACCGGTGACAATTGGTTCATCACCCCACAGGGTGGAATCACATTCAGGAATGGAACCGAGTACATCGGTGTCAACGTCACACCGGCAGACGAGACCAGGATCTTCACCCATGTGAATGGTGGAGACAAATCTGACTTCCTGGTCATGGCAGGTCTGTCAGATGGTGAGGTCTGGAAGGATGATGTCAAGATCGCACCGGCATTCTCATTCCAGTACCTGACTGCTGCTGAACTGGAAGACATCCAACACACCAACAAGGAAGACCTGTCGGTGTTTGCTCATCCTGAGTATCCACCGGACTACCTGAACATATCCGAGGCAGAGGCATTCGACAAGAACATCCTTGAGCAGATCAAGGTTCCGATGCTCCGCTATGACGATGAGAAGTCACCAGGTGATGATGCCGGTATCTCAGCATCCTATGCGCTGACATTCGTTAACGGCACCGCAGATTCGTGGGTAGAGGGAACCAGGTACTTCCTGGGGTACGGAAACCAGACTGCTTCAACCGGTTTCCCAGAACCACTACCCCTCAGAATTTACTACAGCGTGACAACCGCAACCAATGAGGCGCGGATCCTCGCTGCACTGCGTAGCATGTTCTACCTGAATGATCCCCTGACCCACACAATTACGGTCACCTACAATGCCGGTACTACCTACGACATAGTCATAACCGGAGGTTATGCGGGTAAAGACATCTGGGTTTTACCAGAGCAACCAGATACAGACATCATCTATACGGTAGTCCAGACCGGTGACGTAGAACTTGGTGAAGAACCTGCATGGTCATATCCTTATGTGGTCACTCACGGTGGATCCCCGAATTATTACCAGGCAAAGATCCCGCACAAATCTCTTTTAGCCAGGGATGAACCTGGTGTCGGTTCAAGTTGGACAGATTACTGGACTGACCTGGGTACGTCAGCACCCGCATGGTGGGCATGGCAACATGCATCAGTTAATGCCTGGGTGAACCTAACCATCTATGGACCCTGGGACAGGGGTTTCCCCACAGTTGCTGTATTCAGAGAGCAGAGACTGCTGCTGATGGGCAACAAGGACATGCCAACCGGTATGTGGGGATCCAGGATAGGTGTCTACGATGATTTCATCGGTGGTGTCGAGGCGAATGACCCATTCTTCTTTGCCCTGGACTCAGATGACTCACCGAGGATTCAGTGGGCAACATCCACCCAGATTGGTTTGATTGTCGGAACATCGTCCGGTGATTGGTTGGTCAGTGCTGAGACCACACTCGGACCTACCGACATCAATGCCCGAAAGCAGAACAATGCTCGGTCAATGAAAGCTAAGTCGGTGACCATCGATAACGAAATGTTCTACATCGAAAGAGGCAAAGAGAAACTCCGCATGTCCAGGTACGTGCGTGACTCACTCGGTTTCTCATCAGTTGATGTGTCGATCATTGCGGAACACCTATGCCAACCAGGGATGAAACGAGTTGTGGTGATGCATACACCGGAAGTCATGATCTTCTGTCTGCGTGACGATGGCACACTGGCAACACTGTCGTACAACAAGGAACAGCAGGTTGCTGCCTGGTCACCAATGAACACCGAGCAGGGAACCATATTCGACCTTGCGGTAGTCCATTCTACGGTCACCAATACAGATGACCTGTACATGATGATCCTGCGTGGAACAGACTACTACCTGGAGAAGATGCCGTACCCAGAAAGAACATTCGACATGATTGCGGATCCAGATGACCACCTGTCGCTCCAGGGTGTTGTGTGCATGGACTCGTGGATCGCAGGTGCGTTTTCACCAGGTCCACCAACCATACCTACCGAGATCACCGGACTTGACCACCTCGATGGTCTGACTGTTGGTGTTCTTTTGGATGATGCATACGGTGGAACACATGTG